GCAAATGAGGCTTAATAGGGTAAAGCAGTTTTACCCGCCTCAGAGGACCCTCCACTACACCGATCGGGACCAGAAGGATGAGGTGCTCATCTTTCACTCTGAGAAGGTGCTTAAGGCGGGGGTTAATTATAACATCACCGTCGAAAGAGGGGAGCTGATTCCTGAACTAAGGGCCCTGAGAGAGGCCCGTCTAAAGGAGAGGCTGAGTGGCCCGTTGGCGGTGTTGTATCTGGACGAACGGACTGGGAGGTTGGACAAATCCAAGATTGCAGCCGACCTGAAGTTTGGCGACACAGGCCGGGTTGGTAGAGAGGCTCAGTATAGGAAGCTGTCCAGTGAGATTGTTGGGATGATCTGGAAGGGTGAGCAGGTGCCACCTGTGTTGCCATTTTATGATCATGCCGCGATGATGGATGAGTTAGAGGCTGCGATGGCTACTACGGAGTACCTTAAAACCAGCCCGCAGATCCAGCAGATGTTCTCGGATAGATGGGAACAGCATAGGTACTATCTGATGCAGGAGGCCATGGCACAGCAACAGGCGATGCAGGGGCAAATGGTCCAGAATGCCGTAGCGCAGGCCACACAGCAGGCCGCAGCGATGGCTGCTGCTGAAGCGGTGGAGTCAACCCGCACCCAAATGGGGGAACAAGACAAACAGCCCACAGAGGAGTTGGTTAGGTCGGCACAGGAGCAGGCTCAGGGGAAGAGTGGGCAGGCTAGACCCACACCAGGTGGGGGGAAACCTCCTGTAAGGGGTTGACATTCTGAACTAGGTGTGCTAGAATAATCAGGCTGGGTTACCACGATCCTGTGACAGCTCAGCTTGGTTCACAACGGCGAACAAGATTCCAGAACAAGCGGCTCAAACTCACCCGGCCAGGTGAACAATTGGGTGTCAGCACTCCACGGGTCACTCGACCAGAAGGACTTCATCACTCATGGAAACGGATAACACTCCAGGCGCAGAGGCACAGAATCAGAGTATCAACACCCCGGCTACTGATTCCGCGGCCGAACCTACCCCAATTGAGCTAAGGGACGATTCTTTAGTTAAAATTCCAGGGTCGGATAAGCCTACTAAGTATGGAGAATTTTATCGGGGATTGCAGGGACAGCTTACCAAAGCGTCCCAGAGAGCGGCTGAACTAGAGCGGAGATATGTTGAAGCCCAGGCTCGGTTAGAGGAGCGGGAACGTGCGTTTCAGCGCATGAACTCGCAGCCTACGCCGGGTCAAACCACCAACCCAACTGCGGAGTTAGTTAATAAAATCCGCTCTCTCCCGTATATGTCGGGAGAGGATGCAGCTGAGATGACCGAAACGATCATCAACCAGATTGCACAGGTTGGAGGGCAGTTTCAGCAGCGTGATGCGATTCTTATTGGGCTGGCAAGACAGCTCAAGGCGACGCAGGATCTGGTGAATAACCTCCAGAGCAATCACGTTAATTCATCCTTTGAGGGTAAGATTACCCGCTGGGTGGGTGAGCTGGGACTTCCAGCAGAAGCAACCGACTTTGCCAAGGAACTGTACCTCGCATATGAGGGAGAGGGGCTTGATGAGGAGTTTCCAACCATTCTAAAGAATCGTTGGGAGCAGGTGGTTTCGCTGGCCCGACAGGCTGAAAGGGCGAGAATTGACTCGGCCCGGAAGCTGCCATTTGTGCCAGGAAGAGGAGGTCAGGGTGTTCCATCCAAACCTCTCTCCGATAAGTTGGCAAAGGCAAATCCCGCGCAGGTAGCAGACGAGCTCTGGGAAGCAATGCAGGTTGATGCCCAGTAATAGGTAAAAATGGCTACTACGGTATCGAACGTTCTGGAGACTCTGAAGTACACCTATGGTGTAGATCGAGTTCTCCGGCTCGCTAACGAGGAAATCGTTACGTTCAATATCCTGAGCCGAGTGAAGAAGCCGGTCGGTGGTCGTGGGCAGTTTATTATGCCCATCATGACGCAGAACCCGGGGACGTTTAAGGGTATTACAGAGGGTGGAGCAATCCCGACGGCCCTGACCCCGGACACTGCCGAGGCAACTTTCTCGCTACAGGAATTTGTTGGTATTTATGACTTGTCCTGGAAACTTATCCAGGACGCACGCTCGAATAAGTTCGCCTTCCAGCAGGCTGTGTCAATGCTGGATGATGGGCTTAAGCGGCGCGTCTTGCGGCTGATGAATAGTTGGCTCAATGACGACGGGCGTGGCAGGCTTGGCGTGTTTTCGGCCGCGGATAATGATACGACCCTCACCCTGAACTCTCTGCCTAAGGTGGAGAAGGGGATGGTCGTTGATATTATGGACGCCAGCGACGATGACACGAAGCTGGGTGACTCCCGCACGGTCACCGCTGTTGATACGGTCAACCGCACCATTACCATCTCAGGCGCGAACCTGGCTGGTACGGCCGCGGGGGATTATGTGGTTATTGAGGACATGTGTGACGTGTCTCTGAATAACTCCCTCCATCCTAACGGGCTGTTGGGCATCATCGATGATGCTGACCCGGCTGCTGTTGTTGGGGACTATGGTGGTATCGATAGAGGCACGGCGGGTAATGAGTATTGGGAGGCTGTGGTCTTCTCGAACTCAGGTACCAACCGAGCCCTGACGGAGGACTTGCTCTTGCAGGCCCTCGACGCGGGTCGTGAGAAAGGTGGGACGATGATCAAGGCGTGGTTGAGTAACCTCGCTATTGTGAGACGTTACCATGAGATTCTCGCGGCTGAGCGATTCTTATCACTGTCGAGCCCGGGCACCCTCTCGGGTGGTATCGGTCGGAAGGAGAAGAAGCCTGGTGAGGATGGCCAGACTCCATATGAGTTCAGTGGCATCCCGTGGCATGTGGATCCTTATTTTGCTGCAAACACCCTGGTTGGTCTGGACACGGACCACTTCTTCCTTGGTGTTGGCGAGAATGAGACTCCTAGGCCCATCAGCGAGATTTTCCCCGGTGTGCCGTTCTTCAAGGAAACGGCTAACGCTACGTTTGAGGTCGTCTGGTATTACCAGTGCGAGTTGCTCTCAGACAACCCTGCGGCCGGCGTGAAGATTGAGGACGTTGCAGAGTCGTAATTGATAAGAGGTGGGCTGGTCCTAGTGCTGGCCCGCCTATTCCCCATGCCGACTCGGGTTAGAATAGACGGCAATCCTTCCTAATGGCGTTTCTTATTAAACAGCATCAGCCTACCCGAAAGTCTACAGGACAGTATGATCCTGTTATTGCACAGACGGTTAGGGTTGAGAAGTCGGCCGCGACCCTCCCTGCGACCACCACACAGAACATCTTCACCGTCTCCGGTGGACGTGTGCTTGTGAAGGGAATTATCGGTGAGGTAACTACGGCTGTTCAGGCACAGGTGTGCAACCTTAAGGTTACGGTTGTCCCAACAACGGGAACTGCATATGATGTCGCGGCGAACGTTGACATTAATGCGGATGAGATTGGGACCCTTTATTCAGTTGAGGGTGACGGTACAGCACTGTTGACTGTGTCGAGTGGGGCGATTCAGGCCGCAACCGGGACGGGGTTTATTGTTAGCCCCGGGACTATTCGGATTGCAACGTCCGCTACTAACACCGGGGCGACGAAGTGGACTCTGTATTATGAGCCGCTGGATCCTGAAGCCCGTGTTGCGTCGGCGTAAATAGTATAAGGACCGAGGGAGAAATAATTCTGTTTCTCCCCTTTCCTATCTTTAGGAGTAAGGTTGAGATATGGACAGTTTAGAGGTTTTTGACCCTGTTGATTATTCACTTGAGGAGAATAAGTATCTCCTCGGGGCGTTGGGTAAGCCGCCGATTGTGGCACTAAGGGAGATTCCGGCCGGGGTTAATCCCAGGGCAGTGGAGCCCCTAATTAATAGGGTTTACTCTCTCATTGAGCTGGAAAAGCATGAGGGGGTTTCATGGTGTGGTGTTGAGCCTGTAAAGGAAGCTATTCAGGCCTACCTCACCAAGGCAGAGAGATGGGCTGAGGATGCCAAGAGGACCAAGCGGGCCCCGAGGTTTCCTAGCATGGCGAGTTATGACTCTCGCAAGCGGGCTCATCGGTCTGGACCAGGCTCAGACGCAGGTAAGGTGAGGACCTACTTTAATGAACGCGGGGAGAGAGTTCCCTTCGCGCTGGAGTTGGTGCCGTCAGGGGATATTGAGTGGAGTCCGGGTATGACTACCGCCGATGACCCCGACAAGACAAGCGGGCTTAGCATCGATAAGGAAAAGAACCGGATCGAGTGTTTTTGTGGTCATACAGAGAGCTTTAATGCCGAGTCGCGGGGGAGCTTTAACGCCGCCAGGGCGAGGATGAGTAAGCATCTGAGAACCTCCAAAACTGAGGTTGAACGCCACAAAGAAGTCCACACAAACGAGTATAACTAATGCTTAGGCCAACTGGGAGGCCCGGACAAGCGTTTACTCAGCCCATCCACAGGGGGGCTAAGCTCCCCCCTGAGGCAAACCCGTGGTGGTGGAACCCGAGGAGGGTTGGGACCGCTGGGGTGCCGGGGTGGTTTTTGGTGAGACTAAATGAGATTGATGACAAACTCACCATTACCTGGAATAGGTATGGGCAGCATTACTCGGTTTGGATGAGGAAGGATAGGATGCAAACACCCATCTGTCAGGGGTGGACGTTGTTGTTTAATGTTCATCCGCGGGAGTTGGATAATAGGGTGTTTCATAGGTTGTATTCGGCCTCAGCAGATAAGTGGGGTAATGCTAAGGAGTATTTTCTGGCGGTGGAGAGGGAGTTTGAGCGTGAAAAGGAAAAGCGCGCTCGGGACTCAAGACAGGAAACCATCGACATCGCTATGGAGACCTTTGATCATTCGCAGATCAAAGTGAGTATGTATGGACCGAGCTCAGGAAGCAAGTTCAGCACCTATCACTCCTAGGGATGATGGATGGGAACCCAACGGGTGTACGGGGGTCCCTGAGTTTTACAGGGATTGCTGCGTTCAGCACGATATTGATTACCATGATAAGGTGATTAGTAGAGCGGAGGCTGACGCGAGGTTCAGGCGGTGTATCCAGGAACACTCCCCATTTGGGAAAGCTAGCCCGATGGCGTTGTGGAGATGGGCTGGGGTTAGGCTGTTTGGTAGGTTTTTGTATAATAAAAGGGCGAAGTGACTGGTCAGACACTTTTAGACACGATGGAAGTGCTCAATCAGGAGCTTCAGTTACAAACAGGAGAGGCTGATGTAACGAGGGGCCTGGTGGCGCTTAATCGCGCGCAGGATTATTTTGAAACCTTTGCCGCACAGAGGCCAGATATCCTTGGAAGCGGGGTTGGGACTGTAGTTACGGTGGCAAATACGGAAACCACGGCGTTTCCGAGTGGGGTGTTGAGGATTGATAAATTACACTTTATTAATCCCGACACGAACAGACCACAATATAGGCTAGAGCCCCTAAAAACAACTGGGGGTCATGTAGTTGGGTATAGTTGGCCGTTTTATCTAATAGCAGACAGGACTGGGAAGCCGACCTCTTATTATACCAACGGGACGTTGATTTATTGGAATCCTCTCCCGTCAGCTGCCCACACCATTAGGTGGTATGGGTTTCAGGTGGCGAGTGATATTACTGCGGGCGGGACGTTTGCATACCCAGACATTGTGGCCCTCCCCATCGCGGCGTTCGCGGTCAAGATAATGAAGCTGGGCGTGGAC